AAGTCAGCTGTAAATGCAATTAATCTGTTTCCCTCATATTGAATATTTGCTGGATGCATACCTATTTCTTGAACACAAGTTCCACCACCCCAATCGTTTCGCCAATCTAGTCTGGGATAATATATCATAGTGACATCACCATCATCTTGATGTATGTGTGGTTCTATTCCATGTGTGTGTGCATTAAAGTAAACTCTTTCCATATCTACTTCATACTTTTTTTGTATAGTATTCCATATAGGTTCTACAAATTCAAATCCATTTTTATTACATTCTTCTATGTTATGTCCAACAAAAACATGCCAGTGTTTATTTTTACCGCCAGCAACAGAATCATAATCATATTTCCATGATACTCCTTTCATCTGAAAGTCTATAAGTTGTGAGATATGTTCTTCTACAAAATCATTATTTACATCTATCATTACATCAATCCTGCTTCAAAATTTTTCCATTGTATTGCATTTTTAATATCCCATCCTCTGGCACTTATAGATTTGAGTACACCATCAACATACTTAATAACTGTTTCTAAGTATACTATTTTATTTTCCATTTTGATTATATCTTCATCTGATTCAATATAAATTGATAGGTCTGATTTAAGTACTTTTAAATCAAAAGGTTTTGTTTCATAAATTTTTGCATCTGCTTTACCGCCATAATATTCCCACTTGTCACGATAAAGTGTTTTGTAATCACCTTTTGCTTTATACATTAATAACTCAAACTTACTTTTAATATCTAAGTATTTTGCATATAGTTCTTGGTTTTTTAAAGATTCGGTATCAAGTCTTTCATCATTTACTTTCAAGTCATTTGCAACTTGAATTTTTAATTCATCTAAGGTCATGTTCACTCCACAATAATAAATCTATAACTATTTATAGTGTTACTATTTCATATATTTGATATTTAAAATTAACTTCTGCTGTTAAATATTCAACATCAGTTTGATTTTGAGAATAAGATAATCCACTTAAACTTGTAGGAAAAACATCTGCAAATCTACATTCTACTACAGGATTATTTTTGTTTGTTAGTATAGTCATAACAGCATCACTAGTCATTGCAAGTTCTGGTGTTGTTGCTCTTACATCACCTATGTCTTTACTTTCACCTCTTGTTGTTGTTGCAACATTTGATGTTGTACTTCTAAATTCAGAAAATTGTTTTCTATCTTTTGGAAATCCAATACTTGTTAACCAAGTATGCATCTCAATATAGTTTTCTAAATTTTCATCAACAATAAATGATATAGTTAAATCATCATAAGTTAATTTATCACCTAATATTGCTAAATCTTTAAGGGGTGTATTAAATGTACCTTCACCCAATGTAATACCTGGTATATTTGCTTCAGTAGTAAAGTATTGTACCTTGGGTAATTGATTAATTAAAAAACGAAACTGCGTAGGACTTGAATAGTCTAGTGCAGTAGGTTGTCTATTTAATGGTGATGTTTCTGTTGTCATACTTGTATTTATAAGACTTAAATAGAAAAGGGATAGACTTCTCTATCCCAATTCTGTATGTATTTAGAGTTAACTACTTCTTAGCTGAACGAAGACCTAAGTCTACATTACCTGCATCTTGAAGAACATCACCAGAGAATGGTGTGCCTTCGTAACCAACTTCTTTGTTGATTCTTGCAGCTATTGCTTTTTCTTCATCTGTTGCAAAGTGTTCATCCCATGCAGCTAATCTTTTTCTCATGTACCAATGCCATATTGGTGGTACTAATGCGATAAAGAATACCACAAAGTAGCCCCAGCCAGTATTTGGACAACCGACATTTTCGAGTTCCCAGAAGTGTGTTTCACCTCTGTCATGATGGTCAGCTTGTCTGCCGATTTCAATAAAGAACCACGCTGTGAAACATGTTGAGTTATCCCAGTTATGTCTGTAGTCGATTGGTTGGTCTTTAACACGAACAAGACCATAATGCTCTAGATAGTTAAGTGCTTCTAGTTCAAAGTTTGAGATACCCCAAACTGTTGCTAGTACAGCCATACCTATCCATCCGCCTGCCATGAAAAATAATGTTACTGTTGGTACAGCCATTAAGTATCCACGAATCCAACGGTTCTGCCAAGAAATAAAGTTTACACCCATTCTTGATAGTCTTTCTTTTTCCATGTTAAATAGAAATTTAGATTGACCTAGATATGATAGTGGATAGTGACCATAAATTGTACGCCCTCTTGGAGCAGTAGCAGGGTCATCTTCACTAGCAAGTTCTAGATGATGATTATATACATGAGCATAACAGAAGTGTGCTGAACCTGATAGAGCCATCATTAATCTAGAGATTACGAATCCAAATCCTTTTGTGTGACTTAGTTCGTGACCATAGATGATTCCGATACCTATAAAGATACCTGATGATAATGTTGCGCCTATTAAGTTAAGACCTGTTATACCTTCATGCATTGCAAGTAGGCCAGGAATGATTTCCATGATTACTGCACCTTCAGCTCCACCTAGTGACATAAAAGAATAAACTCTCCATGCCATAACTAGTTGAAACAATACAAAGATTGGTAACATGAAATACATTGTTAGGTTTTGAAAAGTAGGCCAACCTAGTGATTCGCCATTGTCATCATACCCAACACCTGTTGTTTCAAATTTAGTAGCGATATCTACTAACAATCCTACGAATAGTAAAACTACTCCTAACCATGCCATGATACCACCAATAAGGACGCCGGCACCAGCTACGATTATAAGAATCGGTGCTAGTAAGTAGCGTACATTTAGTAAAATATTTCCCATTTCGTATTTCCTCCCACGAAATGTTATATCATTTACAACCCTGTAAATGACTTATCCATGTGTTGTTTTAAATTGACATAAGGAACACTTTAACTATTGCAGTAAAAGTGAGGGATGTCCAAGTACCAACACATATCTGGTTATATTTATAAGTCATAAAACCCTAATAATTAACTTTTGTTCATCTTTTGTCTAGATTAATAATTGTTAATATACTAATAATTTCTTATATAACATAACTTGATAATGCTACTATACTAGGTATAAACATGGTTTGTCAAGGACTTGTCTATTTATTTTATGGTACGGAAATAAAAAGGGCTTCCGAAGAAGCCCAATTCATTTGTTGAAAGAAACAATCTTACATTAAGTTTGTTACTTTAACACGTCTGTAGTACTTGTTAGTATTAGCTGTAATACTTGTAGATTCAGCTGTTGCAGCAGCAATCACTCCTGTATGGAATGGGTTAGCAGCAATACCGTAACGAGTTTTAAATCCAATTTTTGGTTGGAAAGTGTTCTCACCTACCGCACGAACCATTTGTAGAGGTACGTATGGGCAGTAGAAGACACCAGCATCGTAAGGTGAAGTACCTTTATAACCTACAACGTAGTATTGTGAAGCAGCTACGTTTGCAGAATATGGGTCAACATATACTTTAAACCTACCGTTCATAACACCAGCGAATGTAGCAGATGTGTCGTCAACGTTTAAGTTGTTGTTTAGAGCAGGTGTATAATCTAATACTCCAGCCATTTGAAGAGCCGAAGCTACATCAGCAGAACAGATGATTATATTACCTTTTCCTCTACGAGTTTGTTGTCCGATAGCGTTAGCATCTCTTTCCAGAGCGAACATTAACCCTTTGAATTTCTCAACAGACCAACGACCGTTTGAATCAGTATCTAAATCAAAGATTCCAGCAGTTGTTGTGTTTACTTGAGCACCAGCAACAGCTGAAACATAAATGCTTCTAACTACTTCACGGTTAATCTCAGCAAGAATTTCACCAGACAATATATTTGCTAGTTCTGTTTCTGCATCTAGACCATGAATTGCTTTTAAGTCTTGCGCAAGTTCCATTGTGTACTCAGCTTTTAAAGCACGAGTAACAGCGGTTACTGTTGTTTTTTCTATACTGAAAGCCATTTCAGCAAATGCATTTCCTGATGCATCTCCTAAAGCTTCACCTTGTGCAGTAGTCATACCTGTTGGTGATGTATACTGACCAGCTGATGGGCTGTCATTAAGAGCGGCAGGGTTTGAACCTGTCATTGCAGATGATGTTAAGTCACCAGCAGCATCATCATTACTGAAACCAGAATCCGCTTCATCTCCAAGTGCCTCAGCACCATCCATTGAAGCAAATCTTGCTCTCATTGCAAAGATAAGACCTGTTGGGCCAGTCATTGGTTGTACACCGCAGACATCATATGCTATTAAGTTAGGCATTGAACGTCTAACTAAAGAAATAAGAATTGGGTCCCAGTTCTCAACATCTGCGCCAGTGGCGTTAGTTGGAGCTGCTTCTCTTAAAAAATTTCTATCTTCTTTAATTGCTTTTTCTTGGTTTTCAAGAATTACAGTAGTTACTGCCCTTTTGTACGAATCCTCGATTTTTGGTAAATCGGGATGTGCAAGGACTGGCGACCACTTTTCTTGTAGATTTTCTGTTTGAAACATTTGTGTTTTCTCCTTTATTTTCTACTATTTATATATTTACTTACTTGCACCCTTGACGGCAGTTCCGATTGCTTTACTATAAGCAGCCATCGAATCTGTGACATCAATGTCCTGTGCAGGGCCAGTTTCTACATTATCTATGTTTTCGGTTGTTTCCTTAATAGTTCTAGGGAAATAACTTTCTTTTAAAGTTTCAAGTTTACTTGCAAAATCTTCTTCGTTTCCGAAGTCAACATCTTCAGTAAGACCTTTAAACTTTTCAATTTCTGTGTCAGCTAAATCAGAAGATATCTCTGAAATAACCTTATTACGAGTCAGTACATCATTAGACTTTTTATACTCTATTGATTCATCCAAAGTTTTATTAACTTTTTCTTCTAACTCGGCAATTTTGTCGGACTGTGCTTGTAACACATCATATTTGTCATCAGGAATGTCAACATAATGGTCTTCAAACAGTTGTTTTAAACCAGCAATAAAGTCTTCAGCAATTTCACCTTTAAGACCTCTTTCTACTGCAAGTTCATTTTCCTTCATCCATTCT